CGATGTCCTTGGCGTCCTCACGCAGGAACGCCACGTCGCGGACATCTGCCACCAGCTCGGCGTCCCGGGTGCCCGCGGCGTTGAGTGGCACCTCCAGCAGGGCCTCGATGCACGCGGCGAACGACTTCCATTGTGGGCGCGCCCACGAGTCGCCGAACGCCCGCCGGGCCTGGGCGTAGTTCGAGTAGGTGGCCGCGGACAGACCCTCGGACAGGCCAACGATGATCGGCGGCACGCGGCCGGCGGCGCAGATGCGTGTCTCGCCGTGGCCTTGGGTGGCAGAGAAATCGATCTGGCGCATGTCGGCGCCGATCACGGTGACGTCGGCGCCGCCGCCCAGGTAGAGATTCTTGTAGGCGTTCTCCACGCCGACGCTGGCCTCGTTCATCTCCCGGACGAACTTGCCGAACTGCTCCACCGTGACGGTCTCCTTCAGGGAGACGGCCAGGTTGGGGGTGGCGGCATTCTCGAAGAACTTCAGCTTGTGAGCGGTCGCCGCGCCGTCCGAGCGCATTTCCTCGATCACCGGGGACAGCCAGGACATGCCGCGGAACTGCGCGTCGGGGTCCGGGATCGGTGACCACGCCATGGCGTAACCATCCAGATTCCTGACCCCGGGGCCGGGGTTGACCAGGTACAGCTTGGACTCGCCGCCGGACCGGACCCCGCCCGTAGTGTACTTGATCCCCACCACATCCGACTGGATGGCCTCGTCCGGCGGGGCGGTCAGGATGAACTCGCACCAGTCCGGGCGGAGCCGGCGCAACCGCGGGCGCGGGCCGTCGTCCTCGCGGGCCACGAAGAACGTGCCGGCCGTGGTGACGTCCTGCTCCGCACGCATGAGTAGCTGCTGAGTAGATCCGCCGGGCCAGGGGCGCTCCAGCAACTCCAGGTCGCGGTTGCCGAACAGGTCGTTGCCGCCGCCGGTCTGGCCGTACCGGCGCCACCGGAACCGCGCGTCGGTGAACAGCATGGCGCGGGCCAGGCTGACCGAGAAGATCACGCCGTTGGTCTTGTACGCGCCCTGGACGTAGCCGATGAACGTGTCCAGCACCGGCTCGGCCTTCTGGCCGGCATAGGTGGTGGTGTAGCCAGGCTGATAGACGCCGCCCTGGTAACGCAGGTACGCGTCCACCAGGCCCTGCCACTCGGGGTTGTACGCGCGCGAGATCTCCGCGGCGGGCGGGTTCCAGCGCACGATCTCCCGACCGAACTGGCGGACACGGTCCAGAGCGCTCACGCGAACATCACCCAAGGTGTCACGGTTTCCTCGTTCCCCTCGGTAGCCAGACCCCATAGCGCTTTAGTCATGGAGTCAATCGGCGTGATGTCGGTTCCGGGCAGGCGAACGTCCCAGGCTTTCCCGCCGGTCCCGCCCACGTCGCGGGTGTCGGCGCCCTGAAGCGAGAGAAGGGGTTCCGACTGGCCCAGGTGGGCCACGTTGCAATCGGCCGGATCGGTGCTAGTGGCCGCATCATAGATCATGCCGAACGCCATAGCGACGTCCCGCGCGCCCATCGTGGTGACCTCCACGCCCGCGGCCTGGACGTCGGCAATGACCGAACCAGCGGCCGAGCCCGGATCGATCACCACGGCGCACGGCTTGTGGGCAACCTTCAGGGCGGCGAACGCGGCGGGAATCCAGGACGTCCCGGACCCGAACGCAACCACCTCCAGGTGCGCCTTGCCATCCTGTCGGCGCTGGGCCAGGGAGATCGTGGCCCGGACCGGACCGATCGAGCGGGGCGAAACGGACAGGGCGAATGCGGGGCAGCCGATCAGTACGTGTTCGGGGTCCATGCCGACGCCGGAGTCCTCGTCGGCCATCGCGTTCCACTGGTCTTTGGTGATAACCGTGTAGCCCTGAGACAGGTCAGGGGGCCAGGCGCCGCCGCGCTCCCGCGCGAATCCGATCGGGTCCATCGTCGCCCGCTCGCGCTCGATCGCCTCGTCGTTGATCCGGTGTGGGTAGGCGGGGTTCGTCCTGGCCCACATCTCCCGGTCGTCCAGAATGCATCCGGTCTGATCGAGTCGGTGAGAGCAGGTAGGCGACTCGCACGGGCCGATGTTGTCCAGGGGCCGCTCCATACCCCAGTCCACGAACATGATCCCCGCGGCGCCCATCGCGGCAGCGGCCCGCGCGCGGAACAACGCCTCACCGGTGGCGGCGTCCAGCGGCGGACTGGAGCCGAGCCATAGCTGGGGATTGGGCCGGGCGGACATGGTCGGCAGGACGGCATCCACCTGGGCGGCCACGAGGGCGTAAGCCTCGTTCCAGATCATCTTGTCGAAGCTGAAGCCGCGGCCGGCGCCCTTGGACCGGGCCAGGAAGCGCATGCGGTTGCCGTTCAGCAGCTCGATGCCTTCTTCACCGTTCGTGTTGATGATCTTCTTTACCTGGCGGCGGAGGTCGTCAGTGTTCTCGATCAGGCCGACGATGCGGCGGAAGGCTTCCATCGCGGTCTTGTACTCGTGAGCGGAGTGACCGATCAGCCGCTCCCCGGTCAGGAACAGCCAGCCCAGGCCGAGGGCCTCAAAGATGCCGTCCTTGCCGTTCTGCCGGGACACCACCACCGTGTTCTGGAAGCTGGCCCATTTCCCGTCCGGGCGCTCACCGAGGCCGACGTCCAGGGTCCACGCCTGCCAGTCGTCCAGGATCAGGCCAGCGGACGCGGACAGCTCGGTGAACTCGGGGCCGCTGGTGTACGGCGCGGGAGGGTAATGGCAGACGCGCGGAAGGATCAGGCCGCTCGGTGTGCGCTCCAGCAGGTCAGACACGAATCACCCCCCAGGCCGAGTGTACGGCCTGGGGGGTGCGGGTGATCAGACGTGCGTGCGCGTGAAGCCGAATCGCTCGTGATGCTCGGCTGGATAGTCGCTGTAGAGGTGATAGTGGCCGCCGTTCGGCGCTAGCCATACGCCGAGATACGGAGGAAGGCCGACCTTGTCTACATACACAGAGATGCCGCCATCACCAAGCGCGGCCTCTGCGTCTGTCATGGCGGTCCGCTCGTCCTGGCCTGTCGAGGCCAGGACGAGCCAAGTGCGGGGCGTCATGCGGACTGCCGGCCCCAGTAAGCAATCTCGGCCCGGACATCGTGAGCGGAGGCGCTGATCCGGTTCTTGCCGTTCTCCATGACGTAATAGCCGACCGCCCCGCGGACGACCATGTGAATCGAGCCGCCGACCGCGCGCATCGGAAGCGCGAACTCGAATCGGTGAGGCTGCGTCTCGGTGACCTCGCCGCCGATGGCCTCGGCCTCTTCGATCAGGGTGCGGATCGTGTGGGGGATGAATGTCTCGGTCGCTGTCATATCCCAACTATAGCAGACGTACGGACCAAAGCAAGGCCCCAGCTCGATCGAGCTGGGGCCGGATGCTTGTGGGTCAGACGGTGATGCGGGACCGGAAGCCGGGGAGCCGGTCCTCCAGCGCGTCCACCAGGCGGAGAAGCGCCTCGGTGTTCGGCGCGCCGTTGATCTCGTTCTGGACGACGGCCGCCAGCTCGGTAAGCGTGAGAACAGGCTCGTCCGGGACCTTGATGTTCGTCTCGTTCTGGACGGTGAACGTGCCATCCGCCAGCTTGAGGACGACGGACTTGCCGTTGACCGCGATGACCTCACCGGCCTGACCGGAGAGTTTCGCGCCCCGCTTGATGCTGACCATCTAGCCCTGCTTGATGTCTGTCATAGCCCAACTATAACAGATCAGGCTTGCCGATGCGCGCGGGCCTCGGCTATCCGCGCATCGCGCCGTTTCTTGACCTCGTCGGCCGCGCTCGCCACCGGCGCCGCCACCTCCTGGCCGGTCAGCTTCCCCAGCTCGGAGAGCAGGCCCTTGAGCGCCATGGCCTGCTGACGGACCTCGGCCAGCGGGGCAGAGATGACCACCTCGGCGACCGTGGGCGGCATCCTGGTCACGATGTCCAGCCACGCATCCGCTTCACCCTGGAGCACCCGGTCAAGGTGCTCCAGGCGAACCACGGTCAGGACGGCTTCCTCAGCCAGGGCGCGCGCGGCGCCGGTTAGCGTGCTCACCTTCAGCTCGGCTTCCAGCCGCTCGGCGCGGGTCAGATATGCGGTCACGTCCACCACCCCTTGATCGTTCCGGCGCGCAGCATTTCATTGATTCTGTCCTCGGCCAGGTGGGAACGGCACACGGGCTCGATCGGCGCATCGTCAGCCGGCGCCGCCACGCCCGAGGCAAGGCAAGGCGCACAGAGGCGGGACTGGTCGTAGACGTTCGGGCCGACCGACGCCCAGGCGAGAGTGATCCGGACCTGTGCCGGCGCCTTGACCAACCGGACCATCCGACCACAGATCAACCAGCCTGGGCAGTCCTCGGCTGGGCCCAGGTGGGTCGGCTTGCTGGCGAAGCAGTCCCAGCAGCACGGCACGCCGTCATGCCGATGGGTCATGGCGCCACCGGCAGCTGATCCCGGACCTTGCGCCGGATGATGACCGAGTGCACGTCCCGGCAGCGCGGGCAGATGCGCAACGGACGTGGCCAGGTGGGGATGCGCCACTCATCGAACGCGGCATCGTAGAAGACTTCGGCGCCGAGCGGGACCACGCCGGGGTCAACGGCGTGCAGACGCAGCCACTCCATGATCCCCTGGACCTCGGGGGAACCGTGCACGTACGTCTCCCGGTCCGGCAGCTTGACCGACCGGAACGTCCCGTCGCGGTTGAAAGTTGCCGTGATCACGGCCGCCCCTGCCACAAGACCACGATGCCGGCGGCGAGCACCAAGCAGGCAAGGGCGGCAAGGGCGCGACCCAGCTTAGCGATGCGCCCGTACTTCTCGGCACGATTGGCGCCGTACTGCTCGGCCGCCGAATACCAGGCCCGGTCAAAGAATCCCATGCGCCCCACTATAGCCGACAACGGACTAGATCACCTCGGCGAACGTGACGCCGCGGGGCGTCCGCAACCGGATCGAGCGCAGCCCGGGAACGGCATCGATCATCTCGCCCCAGGACTCGGCATGGTGCGGGGCAGTGTCGTGGAATCCCACGATGGCGCCGGGCTCCATCCAAGCCCGGTAGTGCTGGAACTCGGGAATGCGCAGCTCGAAGCGTGAATCCAGCCAGGCGAAATCCACCCGCTGGGCCGGGGTGAAGTCCAGGGACGCAACCTCGTGCACCGTGACCGGCAGGCCGGCGCAACGCTGCCGGGAGAACTCGGCGCGCTCATGGTCCGGCTCCAGGGTGTCCAGCAGGCCGTGCTTGT